ATTCCTGCTGCTGTGTAAGGAAACTTCTTACCCTCTACTACTGGCATTATACTTGTCCAATCTCTTTCATAACTTCGGCGGTTTTTTTAGTTATCTGATGTGCTTTAGGCATTGTCTCTGAGTTATAGGCTTTGCCTATAGTCTCAGATGCTGTATATGCTGCTTCCACGTGAGCACGTGTTGTGCCTCCTGGTTGCATTCCCTGCGCTCTAGCATCTCTGTATGACTGCAACTCTGATGTCCACTTCTTGTCAGGGATGTCTCTTGTTGCGTCTCCAGTATTAAGTTGTAGACCTTTAGCCTTACATCCAAAGCACTCATATGGACCTCCACACTTGGTGTGGTCTATTGCCTTGAAATCTTCTGATATGAATGGACTCTCTGATATTTCATCGCACTTAGTACATCCGTACATTGCTACATATGAAACCATATCGCCATCTATTAAGTTGTATCCCCACTTTACTACTTTTGTAATGTGGTCACATTCACTGCGCTGTAAAGTTTGCTTCCGTGACATCTACGCCCCCTGCAATTAGTGCTGCCTTTGTTGCATCATCTACCGTGTGCTCGTAGCCACCACGATATACTTCTTGGTACTCGAGCAAATCTTCATCTACTGGATAACGTGTCTGGTAATACTCGCCATCGCTCTTTACGATTGTAATGCCCTTGCGTAAATTGGCAAAGTAAAATAATCTATGTCCTCCAGATGGACCTTCTAGTACATATGGTGGTTTGAATGTCCAGTTTGCCATGTTACTCCTTCTAATGGATTTACTGCTAAGCAGGGAGATTTCTCCCCCTGCTCAACCGTCAATCAACTATGCGATTGATGAACCTGATTCGATTCGGTATAGTGCTTCTTCGCGGTAGCGAGCAAAGCCGAGTACGCCGTACCAACCCATTGGGCGGTGACGCATCAACTTGTCAACTACTGGTCCAATTACTACGTGTGGCTCTTCGGCAACGGCTTCTGCCATTGCTTGCTGTCCAGCAATAATTGTACGGTAGTTACGAGCAGATGATGCTCCGTCTGTAGCGTTGTAGAGACGTGGTGACTCTACGAAGTATGCACCTTCGTATGTACCGATTTCTCCTGCCCAGATGCGGTCCTGTGAAGAACCATACTGATTTGGAAGAAGCCATCCTGCTGAACCTGTCTCAGCACGAAGGTCGTGTGAAACTTCTGGGTGGAGACCAGCCCAGTAGAGTGAGCCCTTGCGAGCGACTGCCTTGCCAGCACGCAACTTCGCAACAGCCTTACGGATGTTTGCAGAAGAAAGTGTTGCAGCAGCAGTAATTGTTGCTGTTGATGTTGCAGTTGAACCTGAGTAGATTACGTTTGTACCGCCGCGCAATGTAGACATTGCTACTGCGTCGATTGAATCTGCTAGGTTGAATGCGATGATGTTAGCAATTGCTGGGTCTACATCAGCGAGGCTGAATAGTTCCAAAGCACGTGTTACAAGAACAGAGTTACCGTACTCGTTAAGAGTAATTGTAACTGATGTTGGTGTAGACATTGCTACTGCATCTGGGTCTGTTGCTTCTGTAAGAGCAGTTGTTGCTGCTGTTAGGTCAACGTAGCGCTGTAGTACTACTGTTGAACCTGGAATGCTTTGTTTAGCAGGACGCTTATCTGCGACTGAACGAATTAGAGGCTCTGAACGTAGAGCAAATTCAAGAAGTCGGTCGTAAGCCTTCTGTACTAAACCAGCACTACCAACTGTTCCGCCGAGAGAGGCGGAGTCTGTGGATACGTATGAGTTAGCCATTTAAGGTTATTTCCTTTTTTAGTAGTTAGAAACTATGATTAGTTTTGTGCGCCGTAAATCATATTGATGATTTCTTCTGCGGAATCCGCATTCTGAATTCTCATAGACATGTCTTCGGCTCGGTCAGGTGTTATTGCACCCTGAGTAACCAAGTCTTGCTGGCGTAATGCCGCACGATTTTGGCTGTTTACTTCGGGTGCATCCTGGCGAACTTCTAATCCAAACAAGTCTGCGTTATCATCGAGCCAGTTATTAACTGACTCTTCGCTAACTTCATCCAAGTCTTTTAGGATTAATCGTATTGCTTTAGGATTCACACCTTTCTTTTCTAGGGTTTCTTTGACGATTCTCTCACTTTGCCCAATGTACAAAGTCTCGAGTTGCTCAGTGAGTTCCTTGATACGTTTTTCATCGGAACGTTTAGCCTTTCGTAACTTCTTTAAGAGGTCACTTCCGCTTTCGTTACCAGTAATGGTATCGGTATCTATTTCTTCGTCTTCGTCATCCCAGTAGTTGTTGCTCATAGCAACCACCCTTCTATTCGTTGTAGTCGCAAGCCTCAGTGGCTAGTCGGGGAACTAGGCTGGCTCTTGCTATCGGTCTAATACGCTGACGGGGCCGATGGGTCCGTTCAGGATTCTATTTTATATTGCGCCTTGTGCTCTGCTTTGAGAGGCAAGTCTTCCAGAAGAACCGCTAAATCTATTGCCTTCTTCTTCTTTAATCCTTCTAATCTTTTCTGCTGCTGCAGCGTTTGATTGGAATGTAGAAGCAATTGCTTCTTGTTGCGTAAAGTCAATATTGCTCATGCGACCTAATGACTGACCACGTTCTAATTGCTTAACTGTCTGGAAGTCAGTTAGTGACTTGTTGTAGTCATAACCTTGTCCAGCAATGTCTCCACTAACTAGGTCGCTAACTGTTACACCCTGTGTCTTTGCTGCAGACTGAACGCTAATTTGCTTAACCTTCTTGGTTAATTCAGCAGCGCCTTCTTTGCCTAGGAGCATTGCCTTAGCAATAGATGTTCTATCTGCTCCTGGGAAGCCTGCGGCTAGGTCTGCCTTAAGGGCAGATGGGGCATTATCAATTCTGTCAAATGTATCTGTAATTAAGTTGGTTACTTCAAGAACTGACTTGCCTAGTCCAATAATTCCACCAAGGAAGTCTTGCTTAGCAAGTTCTGGCATACCTGCAGCACGGAGAACATCACCCATCGCTGCCTCTGTTTTGAAGTATTCTGCAATAGTTGGTACTTCGATTGCTTCACCAGCACGAAGTTTATCTGTTAAAGCATATACTCCGTTAAAGCGGTCTGTAAAAGGTTTTAGTGCTGGGTTAGTTCTTACTTCTTGTAATGAAAGATTAAGGGCCTCATCAATAGTCGAACCACTATTGTAGAATCCAGATGTTGAACCATAGAGTGCCAGCACCCAAGGCTTGCTCATTTCTTCTAGTCCAAAGAATAGCGCAAGAGTGTTCTTAAATGTCTCAAATCCTAATGTTCTTTTATTAGGGTCGTCTGCAGGAGTTGCGCTTACAGGGTTGACATAACGGGCAGGTGCGTTGCCTGAACCATCGTCTGGAACATCTTCTTCGTCTGGAATACCATCATTTGGGTCTTCTTCAAGTGTAACTGTTTCATCAAAAACTTCTTCACTATCGCCACCGTCGCCTCCGCCGCCACCGCCAGCGCCACCATTGCCTCCGCCGCCTCCAGCGCCACCATTGCCTCCGCCGCCTCCAGCGCCACCATCGCCACCGTCGCCACCGTCTTCTGTAACAGTGCCATCTTCACTATCGCCACCGTTAAGGATTGCTGCGCCGCCTACTGCTCCTGCTCCTGCTACTCCCGCCGCTATTTTAGCAGCCTTTATTTTATCTGCCAGTGCCTTAGCAGCCGCTGCTCTGTCAGCAGCAGCCTTTGCTCTTGCAGCAGCCGCTGCATCTCTAATAGCCTTTGCTTTGTCGGCTGCGGCTTTAGCAGCCGCTGCTCTGTCAGCAGCAGCCTTTGCTCTTGCAGTAGCCGCTGCATCTCTAATAGCCTTTGCTTTGTCGGCTGCTGCTTTAGCAGCCGCTGCTTTATCTGCTGCGGCTTTAGCCGCTGCTGCTTTGTCAGCCGCAGCCTTCGTGGCTGCTGCTTTGTCTGCTGCGGCTTTAGCCGCTGCTGCTTTGTCAGCCGCAGCCTTCGTGGCTGCTGCTTTATCTGCTGCTGCTTTAGCAGCCGCTGCTTTATCAGCCGCAGCCTTCGTGGCTGCTGCTTTGTCAGCCGCAGCCTTCGTGGCTGCTGCTTTGTCTGCTGCGGCTTTAACAGCCGCCGCTTTGTCCGCTGCGGCTTTAACAGCCGCCGCTTTGTCCGCTGCGGCTTTAACAGCCGCTGCTTTGTCCGCTGCGGCTTTAACAGCCGCTGCTTTATCGGCTGCGGCTTTAGCAGCCTTCACTGCTGCTGCTTTGTCTTTTGCTGACTTAGCGTCATCTATTTTATTTGCTGCGGCTTTTGCTATTGCTGCTGCTTTCTCGGCCGCAGCCTTTGCTAAAGCCAAAATCTGTGCTG